GCCAGTCTCCACCTCCTTCTGTATCAATCTCAAAGGCTCTATTGATCATGTCTTCAAACTTCTTCTCTATTCTCTCATAACATGAGAAAATAGGGATTGAAGAGAAGTCATAACCAATCCATTCCTTTATTTTTACTTTCGAATTCTGGATATAATTTACAAGCCAAAGAGGCTGATCCTTTTTAGGTGATCCATCTTTGGTGTAATATTTATTCACAGGATTTGAATCTGCAAACATTTCAACAGCTATATTAGTAAGAATGCTTTCGCATTCATACAATGATAGCTCTCGAAATTGATAGTTAAACTCCCTGGCTAAACCATTTAAGGCGTCGTCAGCGGGTATAATATCAGTCATGACTTTCGTTATGACCTCGCAGTATCGAGATTTGTCTCGCCAGATTCCTCTAGTTTTAGAGTTAACTGGTCTGATGTACTCGTAGTAAGAATAAACAGTAGCAGAAATCCCATCTATACAATGATATCCTTTCGATTCCCATTCCATTAGAAGATTGGTAAGAGTAAAATACCTCTTACCTGTTTCTTTTAAGGATGAGATCGGAAAGGGCGTTATCTCAGTACCTCGATATATCAATCTTTTTGCAAATTCACAAAAGTATTTACTTTTATGAGATTTTGTCATATTGATTGATACACCTAAGTCTAACATAACTTCCATGTACAGATCGGCTAATAGTTTATCTCCAATCACAATGTCATCACCTAGCATACAGTATTTAGCTGTATGATAAGGGATTTTAAGTCTCCTACAACAATAGTACACCACATAATGGTGACTAATTGTAAAGGATGACCAAGAAGCGTAAGCTCCCATTGGATTACCAGTAGTATATGTTAATTCCGTATCTTTAAAAAAGAACGGACGTTTTACAAGAATTCTTGTAAAAGCATCAACATACCACTTCGGGAAATAACCTAATAGCACTTCACTGATTAATCTAAGAGGGAATCTATCTGTAGCTGCTGATAAATCAGCAGAACAAAAATAGTCCCAATCTTTGATTTTATCAATGAAGGATTCCTGTTCAAATGTACAATCTTGAGGAATCTTCCTTAACACTCTAAAAAGGAATAAGTGTAGAGGCCTTAATACTGTTTGACTAAAATAGTCCAGTATAGCCACTACCCTCACCTTGTCTTCTTTTTCTGGGAAAGAAATTATTTTTCGTAATTTCGTTCCTCCAGAAGTAGGAAACCTAGGTATCTCCTTTAAGAATGGAAGAAGGGAGTCTAATTTTTTCAAATTAGCTCTCATCTTTTTACCTCCTATGGTTTCAATATCTGACCTTAGATCTTTATCTAAGTTCACGAAATCGACCATAGAAGTCCAAAGAGCGTGTCCTTCCGGACCACTCTTTGTTGTAAAATGATATTTCTTAAATCGTACACTACTTGGAACTTTAGATTTAGAACATCGAAAGTAACCAATATGTCTCCAAAAGTCGAATGTAAAACAAGTTATACGTAACGGTCCTTCAAAAGGAGGATCCGTTATCGTGCTTGTCTTAGTCACTCGACCTATACATAGAGCTCTAGTACAGAAAAGTAAGGTATTGATTATTCTCAGTATTGCAACATCACTGTTGCCTGGGACTAATGCAATTCTTACTTTCCTGGTTAGAGATCTACCGAAACATCTTGGTATACCATCTGGATAAGTCCTGATACAAAATTCATGCCGTTTCTTTGGTTCGCCAGCTATGGCTGCCAAGAAAGCGCCTCGGATTGCCTTCACATATGTGAGGAAACCTTGGACACCGCGGGTCTTAACGACCCTATGCAATGAATTAAGTAATAAATCAAAATCCTCTCGGGAAATTTCACAAGGTTGAAAAACCTTGGGAAGCCACCAGATTACTTTCATTGCTAAAGATAATAACCTCAATACTAATCGTATCAAGTACCTATGGGTCCGAGATTTTCTCAGACGCTTAGGATTTTTGTAAGATTTTAAAGGCTTTAGGCCGGTAAAGAAATTATTATCATTTACGAAATTTTTAATAAATTTTGTATTTAGCATGGTTGTAATGTAGTGACCGTATCTATCTTTGATACGGTAGCCGAATAAAGTGACAGATCCAGTCTTCTATATGTAATAGGAGAAAGGATTAGCTGTATAGATGCGGACCTGATAATTTCTTATCAGGAAGTTACCTCCTTTTT